AATCTATTTGTCCTAATTTGTCAACCCATTCACCTGTTAAATAAACATGACAAGTAGCACAGGCACACGCACCACCACAAGTAGCAGGTATCTCTTCAATAGGCACATGACTATGAAACTTTGCAGCTTCCATAATAGTTGTGCCTTCAGGTACCTCTACTCGTATTTTGGAGCCATTTCTAACAAAGTAAATTGTTACCATTAAACTTTTGGTACAAGGTTCTCTGTTATCAAATCTGACTTTGGTGTAATGATGTTACTAGTGTTTGCCGAATACGAACCTAATATTTCATCTTTTGGTTTTACACTAGTGACTACTTTGTCCTGTGATATTGTGATTTTTTCTTCACTCGTATAGGGCATATACGGCGTCATCATCAAACTTACAGGTTGTCCTGGTGCTTTTTGTGTGGGGATAATAACACATGGTTTATGTAACACATAATTACCCATTGTGTCTTTTTCTACTTTAGATATTACATCTTCACCGGTCGTTAATCTTAATATTTTTGTTTCCATAATTTACCTTTCACTATAATATAACACAAAATTGACAATTAGTCAATGCTGTATTTGGTTGTAATAACATATTTTCTTTGAGGATTGACCATAACGTTCAATCTATTCATAAATGCACGGTCCATAAGAATTAAAGTTCTCTCATCTCTATCGTCCAATGTGAATTCCACGTCATTATAGACGCCTCCAGCGAACTCTACGTCTAGCTTCACAACGTATCTGGTCTCGTCATAATCACGTAATCCGCCTACGGAAATCTCTTCCTTACGTACAATTTTAGAGGTTATAGTCTTATCTAACAAAGTCCATGTTATTTCATTTCCATTAATTTTATACTTGTCTGCATGTATAACTGGCATTCCAGAGTTACCAGTATCAAACTTAGCGACAATTTCTCCAAATGGTTTAATGGTGACCACTTCTTTATACCCACATTCAGTAGGTACGGAAAATCTGTTTTCTTTATTTGCAAAATGTTGTATAACTTCTTTTGCAATATTCATTTTAGTAGCGTCTTCAATACCCTCAGTTCCAGGCGAACTATTAACCTCTAACATAAATGGTGGTTCTTTTGTTCTATTCTTACTTGGTATGAAATCTACTGCCGTCCAAAAACCACCTACTGCTTTTGCGGCTTTTAAACTTTCTTCTATTTCTAATTCTGTTAATTGTATTTTTTCTGGTTGTGAACCTTGCGATACATTTGATCTAAAATCACCTTCAATAACTGGTCGTTTCATAGCTGCTAATACTTTACCACCTAATACTAAAACTCTCACATCATAATCTGTTTTGATATATTCTTGTATTAATAAATCTGCGTCTTCATCTTGTTTATGTATTAACTGTACAATAGAATCTAAACCTTTAGGACTATCAACAAATAAAACACCAACACCTTTACTACCTCGTAAAGTTTTTAAAATTAAAGGAAACTTAATATCTGATTCATCAACAATTTCATTTACTTTTTCTGAATCGTTTATTAAAACTGTTTTTGGTTGTGTAAGACCATAATCTGCAAGTCTAAGTGCCGTTCTATACTTATCAGCACACATGTTAATTGTTGTTCTAGGATTTATAACTGTGATATTAGCTCGTTCCAAAATGGAAACAAAATCCATCCAACTATCTTTACGTGTAATACTACCACGAATAATAGCAACAGTATTACTGTCAATGTCAAAACCTTTTTTATCATCTTTGTTATGAAATTTTCTTTGTCCGTTATCAAATGTAGAATAACCACCAGTAAGTTTAAATAGATAATGTTTAAAACCTAATTTATCGCACTCTTCTTTTAGTCTATCAGCTGTATGAAATGTTTTTGCCTGTTCTGGTTCGTCTGTAATAATTAACAAACGTAAAAAAGGTTTGTCACCTTTTGCTTCATTTATAAAATCTGTAAACTTTGGTACTTGCATTATTCATTAACTGTAGTAGATTTATCTTCTTCAACAACCTTTTTACCAATGTTATATTTGGCTGTCAAGTTCCACTCTTTCTTTTCTTTAAATGGTAATACTTTTATTTGACTTAGTGGTGCTTTGTTTTCTGCTTCAGTAGGTTTTACAATTTCAATTAAACCCCAATCAGATAATAAAATAGCAATTGTGTTTCTTCTTTGTATATCGTTTTCTACTAATGTTGCTTTTTTACCGTCTAATGCAAAAAGTTCTTTAAAATGTACTATGAAATATTTACCTTGTTTGTGTAAAATATGACACGATTGATAAAGTGTTTTATCTTTTCTACTTGCTACACCAATTCTAGTTAGTGTTTCTCTAATTTTTAAAAAATCATCTGGTTGTTTGATAGTCACCTCTAACATACTATCTACTGACCATGCTATCTCGTCACTCATTTTTTCTTTCTCCCGCCTTTATTTAAAGACTCTTTTATATGTTCAATTTGTTTATCTGTTAGTATATCCAGAGCTTGTTTTGCCTTAACATTACTGTATCCATAATACTCTTTCACATACTCCATATCTCTCAACTTGGCTTGTGATAACCACTTACCACCAAATCGCTTCTTTTTTCTAATACTATTTATGTAAAAGTGAAACTGTAATTTCTTATCTAAGAAGTGGTAACCGTTCATTTCATTGGCAGCTGCCAAGGTATCATAATGCATAGATAAACATTTGTTGATTATAAAAGGCGGATACTTTTTAGTCCACGTTTTATCTTCCGTATCTAGTAAGTTCTCTTTACTAAAATTAATTGCATTTAAATAATCTTTCAATTCGTACATAATAACCTCAAATAAATTTAGGACCCTCTAAAAAGAAAGCCAAACTTTTTCTAATACCAGATGTTACCGGTTTTACTCTGTGTAATATATAGGATTTAAATAAGATGATATCTCCTGGTTCAGAAAATTCTTTAATGTGCATAATCTCACCTGTGTTTAACTCAAAATCACCACCCTCGTAAGCACTATCTGATAGATTTACCAAAGCAGTTAATTTTAAATCATACTTGTCCTCAGACGTAGCTGTATCTACATGCCAATCGTATTTGTGATTGTCATTGCCTGAGTACACATTGTAATTGATTGTCTTATATAAGTTTATTTGGTGTAGATTATAACCAAAGTGTTTGTTATTTACATCTAATAATATATGTTCAACATCTTCCATAACTGATCTTAAATTTGACCATTGTATTATCTTATTATGACTATGTTTGCCTGTAGCTCCCATGTCTTTTGGTTCTTCAAAACCTGTATTACAAATCTTGTTAATCTCACTTATTCTTTCTTTGTTAAGAAAGTTTTTTATATAATAATAATCCATTATCTATTTCTTAAATCGTTTTCTTCCCATATAGTGGTCACCTGGTTCATAGTCCCAACGTTTTCCATGATGTCCTCTTATATCGGCATAAAACATTCTTAAACGAACAATCAAAGTTCGCAAGAGCGTTCTTCTTGCCATCTTATCTCCCTTTATAACTATTTGAATTTACAACTTGCCATAATTTCTGTCAAGCAAGCAACCATATTTATCTCTTGGTCAGCTACAAATGCGGATTTATATTGATATCCGGCAATAATTAATATGGCTTGTGGTATTGATTTTGAATCTAAATTGTCATAGAGAAAGTCGTAAACACCTCTGAATAAACTAGATGGTTCTTTGTCCAAGTTATCAACGACCCATTTTCTCATATCGTTGAATTTCTTATCTTTTAATGCCTTTATTAGACCTTTGTAATTAGCTTCTGTTAGATTAAATAAGATACCACTATCTATTTTACCTCTTACAGAATACCTTTGAAGTTCATTTATAGTTCTTCTAAAGTCTGGATAATGTTTTTGGATAAGTTCAGCAAGAACTTTTTTGTCAAATTCTATCTTTTCAATAGTTAGAATATCTGACAATCTAGTCAATAACTGTGTGGCGGTTTTTACCTTTTGACCGTTCTTAATTGCAAAATCGATTACGGTGCACCTACTGTGAAGTGGATCAATAATCTTATTTTTAAAATTACAAGTAAGAATAAATCTACAATTCTTGTAAAAGGTTTCAATAAAGTTTCTTAAAGCAGGTTGTACAGACTCAGCATTCATATAATCTGCCTCGTCTAATATAACTACTTTATGACTTTTTTGTTCGGTAAGGGAAACGGTACTAGCAAAGCTTTTGATTTGATTTCTTAATGTATCAATGTGTCTTCCTTCGTCTGAACCATTGACAACGATATAATCTAAACCAAGTTCTTCACATAGAGCTTTTGCTACGGTAGTTTTACCTGTACCTGCACTACCTGATAATATTAGATTAGGTAGTTCTCCTTGTTTTACAAAGTTACTAAATGTTTTCTTTGTTTCTTCTGGTAAAATACATTCTTCAATCTTCTTTGGTCGGTATTTTTCGACCCATAAATAATCTGACATAATATAAACTCCACTTTATTCATTTTCATATTTCACGGTGATTTCATAACCACCTTTTCTATCTGTCCACCAATCATCATTTCTATCATAATCACATTCACCTATAAACTCCCAAAACTTATCGCTTTCTTCGTCTGTAGGTTCATCACCATGAGCTTCTAAATCACTTTTAAACTCCTGGTCTTGGTGTGAAATAATTTCTTTAAATCGTTGGACTGAACCAAACTCCTCTATAATTGCTTCATCATTTACATCATAGTTAAATTCTGAAGCAACGGAGTGCCATTCTGTTTTACAGAACTTCATTAAAACGAGCTATCAGGTTCTAATGCAATCCAGTATTTAACAGGTTTATTTCTGTTTATAAAATGTGATATATTTTTTACTGAAACAGCAACATCATAATCGTCTTCAATCATTTTAAAGTTTTCAGTTCTAAAATATGCTGTAAACGATTTATCTGTTTCGCCTACTTCAATTGAATACTCGTTAGATGTATTATTCTTTTTATCAGTTGCCACCATAGCAATAGTTTTACCATTACCTTTTACAGCAATATCTGGTAAGTTAAGAGTAGTAGCTGCCTTCATTAATTTATTCATCTGTTCTTTTTTAAAAGTAAAAGA